GTGTGTCGTCCCACTTTTCCATTAACCATTCTTTTGCTGATTGGATCATGTGCGTCTCCTCTTTTGTTTTATGCCAGCTTCGTTAAGTGCGATAGCTACGGCTTGCTTCCTATTCTTAACCTTTTTGTTAGATTTGCCAATGTTTAATTTACCTTTTTTAAATTCACGCATTACCTTACTGACTTTTCTCTGTTTTTTATCTGTAGTTTTACCAAGTTGTGATCTAGATATAGCCATTAAAATAATGGTCCTCCCATTCTTACATAGTCAACTGCATACGGTAAATCATACTCATCCATTGCCATAATTTTATCAGCTGTTGCTCTTTGATCTGGACTAAAGTTATTGTAAATACCTTGATAATCTACTGAACCTTGTGTTGCCCCTGTACCTGCTGCAGCGGCTCCTGAAGTCGTGCCTGTGGATGGTGGGATGTAAACATCTGCTGGACCTCTGGTTGCTGCTCGTTCTGCTGCTCTTTGTTGTTCTCCTCTGGCTATTTGAGCAACTTGGTCGGCAGTAAAACTAAGTCCAGTTTGATCTAAATCTAAAGAAGTGGGTAATGGTGCCCCTACATTATAAGCTGCAACTGCGTCTAAATAGTCTTGTGGTGCGTTTTGTAAATTAGCAATGTCTCCCACTATGTTGCCAAATTCATCCATTTGAAAATCCCCTTCACGAAAAGCTAGAGATGTAAACATACCGAGTGGCGAAGCCGCCTGTGTCATAAAAGACACGAAAGGATTTGTATACTCAAGTAGAGCCCCTCCAACAACGGTATCATAGATGCCCCCTAGCGTGCTAGGGATTGTGGGTTTTTGAAATGATAGGTTCTGAATACCTTTTGAAAAATCACTAAATTGTATATTATCGGCGTCATACAACTGTTGTCCAAACTTATCTAAAAAATCTTCAAACTCGCCCTTAAAACCTACTTTTTGAAGTATTCTTGCTTTTTGAACAGGGTTAAGTCTGCCATAAACCCTGTTCACATAATCTGCCACTGGGTCAAATTTAAATTTCAAATCTGGATTAAACAGGGCCTTGAAAAAATCATTGGTTGTCTTTTTATCTTCACGTTGAAATCTATCTCTTTGTACTTCTTCTGCTTTAGGTAAATTAGGACTAGGTCCTAATAAATCATCAAGAAACTCGGCCGTGTCTTGTTTCGGAGTTACTTTTGGTGGTGGTGAGTAAGTAGAAATGTACCCACTATCGAAAGGTTTATTACTATCTCTGTCTCTATCTCTAGGTTCATTTGGTCTGTTTCCTGGACTTCCGTATCCTCCTCTTACATCAGCATCAATAGGCATTATTCCTCCTCGCCAACAATGGCTGTCATCTCTTTCACACCTTCTTTGGCAAGAGACACACTAGCTCTAAGCTTTTGATGTTTGTCATTTAGCTCCATTTTGTCCTCTGCGAGCTCTCTAGCTTGTAATAATCTGGCTTTATCGAGGTTTAACCTGTCCTCATCATCCTGTTTTTTACGCTCATTTTCTTGTGCTCTGAGCTGTACTTCGTCTGCTTTTAGACGCAATAATGGGTCATTATCGAGCTGATTTAAGACCTTTTTCTCCTCTAATAGGTACTCTGCCATTGTTTCAGAGATCAAAACAGCCTTTCTAGACTCCATTTCAGTCGTTATTTGCTGTATTTGTTGCTGCATTTGCCTCATTTGCGGGTTTTGTTGCATTATTTGCGGGTTCATACCGCCCATTTGCTGTATTTGTTGCGTAATTTGCTGTATTTGTGCCATTTCTTCCTTAAATTCTAGCTGAACTTGCTCTTGAGCCATCAAACTTATGTGTTCTAGTATGTTTTTTTGTATTGCAGCCAAAATATTTGGGTTTGTTCGTGCAATTTGTGTGCCCATAAATGATAAATGCGCTTTCATGTGAGCTGTATGGTCCTGATTAGGGAAAGCTTTGATAGCTTTTCCTCCCAAAGCGTTAATATGTTCGACACTTGGGTCCATCGGAGCTGGTTGTCCCACTGGTGGTAGCAAAGTATCTATGTCTTTTACACCCAAAGCTTCATACATAGTCCTGTAAGCAGAATATAAGTTGTGCATTTGTGGGTTTGACATAGCCATTTGTAATCCTGTTTGTGCAAGTTGTATTCTTTGTGTCTGTGAAAAGATGTTTGGATCAGCTACTGGTATAATATCTATTCTTGCATCAAAGTCTGTAGCTTTAACTTGTCTTTGTCCGCCCACAACATCGTATGGATATTCTGGTGGTAGGTATGTTGCAAACACTTTTGACAATAACATAAACTCTTTTTTCATCGCTGCGTATAATCTTTTGTGAATAGAACTCATAACCCGCGAGCCACGTTCCAACAATGCAACTGTCGTGCCAACTGCTGCACTTTGGTTGCCATCGCCCACTTGTAGATCAGCAATACTCGCGAAACGCTGCCCTGCGGCAACAACTGTTCCCATCAATGATAGCAACGTTTGCGATGGTTCTTTGAACGGCAGTATTTTAAATGCATCGTCCAATCGTCCACCAGGTGCATCAACGTCACGAAACTCGCCCGGCTGCAACGGTTGAGCTTCGTCTCTGACGCGAATGCCTCGCATTTTGAATCCGGCTGGTAAGTTAGACAAGGTTCCGGCGTCTAAGAGTTGTCTTAGAGCGGCTGTGGCAGTTCTTGATAAACCGCCGATCATGTGAATTAGGCCGAATCCATAAAAGCCTAGTCCTGGTAAAAACTTGAAATGTACAAAATAATCTTTTCTTTTTTTCATTGGATCTTGTATGTCGTAGTTTCTTCTAATCGATAAAACTTTTTGTGTAGATTCTTCAACAGTGACAATGTATGGCATCTTGATACCTGTAGGTAATCCGTCTGCTCCTAGGTCCTCAAAACCCTCTAGGTCTAATTCAACGTGACATTCTACGAGTGTAAACACCTCGTCTTTGTTTGTTGTTGAAACACCTTCTAGATCGTTCTTTTCACTTTTTATATCATCCTCATCATAAGCAGGTGTGCCGAGCTCAATGTCTTTGTAAAAACCCTGCACCTGTAATTTTCTCATGTCGTTTGCTGGCATCTTAATTATGTGCATGATTGTGTCTGCTTCATCTAGAGATGTTGCGCTGTACGGCACAACCAAATCTTCTGCAGGCACAAACTTAGAAACACATCTACCAACAGCTTGGTCGTAATAAACTTTTTTAAATGCAGAACCTGCAAGTGGTAAGTTAAATAACATCTGATCAAACTCAGGTTCATACTCTGACATTTCACTCATGAGTTGATAATTCATAAATTCTTTTACACGCTCTGCCTGATCTGATTTTGCTTTGTTCTGTTTACCCATAACACGTGTTCTAACTGGGCCATCAGCTGGTAATAATTCTTTGTAAGCAAGTGATTGAAACTGTGTGACCGCCTCTGCTAATACTGGGTGTGTTGCACCAGATGCGCCTTGGAATGGCTCTGTTCTATCCTCGTATTTAAAACCAAGCAGGTCTAGTCCTTTTATATATCCTTGTTCCCAATCATCGCGTGACGCTTTGTAGTCTTCAAAGTTTTGCATCATGTCTGATCCTATCGGATCAGTAATATCATCATCTAAAAACTCCGCTAAGTTTGTATCTATGTTTTGTCCAGCACCACCGATGTTTGCCATTGCAGATGGATCAAAGTCAATCTCTGCACCACCATCTTCTGTTCTTGTAATTTCTATTGGTTGCTTTGGTGGCTCTTGTGGTAGCTGTATCTCTTGTGCTTTTTTCTGTGGACTAGGTATTTCTATTTTAGTTCTAGTTACGTTGGGTAGTGCTTTGTCTATTGTTGCCATTATGATGCTTTCCTTCTAAATAGTGTTTGTACCCCACCACCCATGTTATATCCTACTCTACCGCCTTTGGCAAACTCGTCTACATCAACATTTGGTGTTGGGTTTCTTTGTGTTTCTCCAAATTTATCTGCCGCTTCTTTTAGTTTTTGTTCTGGTGATTTTACAAGACTAGCCCAAGAGTCCACACCAAATCTTAAGTCATCCATGCCACCGAAGTTTTCATAATCACCAATGCCTTCTCCAGGGCCTTTCATAAACTCTTCCGCTTCAAACGCATTTGGCTCTTTGGTTGTTCTAGTTCCTTTAGAACCAACTTGAATATTTTCTTGTCCCGGAATAAATCTTAACTCAGCTATCTGCATGTCATCACCTCTACCAGAAATAGTAATTGCACCTGTCTGTAAGTCCTCTTCCATGAATATTTGTTTGTTAGGTAAACTAGGATCTGTAAAGGTGTACATGTCCACTCCCTCTCCAGATTTCATAGATGCATAATCTGCTTTTCTAAGTTTTCCTTCTTTTCTAATTTTATCTACAAGTGATGGAAACCAAATAGGCATACCCTCTGCAGTTAGTGGTGTTTTGGTTGCACCTTTTGCTACAATCTCTGCAATTTCTTTACCTGCTCTTGGCATGAACAAACTGGCAAGTCCTGCGCCCATCGCCCCTAAAAAACCACGTCTTGACATTTTTGGTCCACCACCTTCGTCAAAGCCAATGCGACCACCTGTTGCGTTTAGTGTTCTGCCTCCAGCACCAAACAATGGTTTGTAGACTCCTGTTTTTATAGCATCTTGATATGCCTGTTCGATTTTTTGCAGATCGCTAATTATCGCCTCTCCCTCAGCCGGTGTTCTAGCTTTTTCCAATGCTGCTTTACCTCGAGCAATATCAGCCATAACTTGTTCTTCAAGAGACTTCATAGCTTTTTCAAGATTGCCACCTTTTGCTAACTCATCCATACCACCACCCAGTATGCTTTTCATTGCGTCTTGTAGTTTTGCGGCCTCCTCTTTTACTAATAAAAAATCATCCGAGTTTTTTATAATATCAAAATTAATATCACTTACATCAATACCCATATTTATGAGCATATCTCTCACTTTGTCTGCATCCGCTCTTATTGTCTGCAAAACACCACGACCTTCTTCAAGTGCAGCTCTCTCTGATCTTATCAAATCATCTAAAATCGGGTCACCTGTTGGATCTATCGCTCTGGGTAGTTCCATAGTTTCTTCAATAAGTTCGTCTATAAATTGTCTGCCATCCATTGCGACTTGTGTTTCTATGTAAGCTTTTATTCGAGCGGTTTCATAGGCAGCTACACGTTTTGGATCACGCGGTAGGTATCCTTCATTCATTTTGTCGGCAATCATTCTTCTTATTTCGACTGGATCTCTACCTGTCGCTTTTGCAAGATCTCTAACGTAACTAATCTCTTCAGTATCAATCTTTCTTTGCACTGTTAATGTGTCTGCAGCTGATTCTATCTTACCTTGTTCTGTTACATTTTTAAGTATCTCTTCGTTTGATGGTGGGCCCTCTTCAATAAGTTTAATTTTTTCACCTCCAGTTATACCTAGTCTTTCATCTCGAGCTTTTAAAATTTCGTATTCTGCTCTAGGTATTCTACCCTGATTTGTAAGCACCATGTCATCAGCAGCTTCTTCAAATTTTGCAACCGCAGTTTCAGTAGATAGTATTCTACCTTTCTCTCGTAGCTCTGCTGCTCTTGCCTCTGGTGTAATATTTCTTTCTTTAATTATAAACTCCTCAAGAGTCATTGCGTCATCATAGCCCTCGTCAAGCAGTCTGCCTGCTTTTCTTAATTCTTCATATCTTTCGGTTAGTGCATCATCTGAAAAACTACCCACACCTGTACGCATTTGTGTTTCTGTAAAAGTTTCTGGGTTGTAACTAAAAGTTCTAGTCACAACATTACCTTCTTCGTCTATAATAGGTGTTTGTTCTTTAAACTGTCCTGGTGGTGTTGTTTCGTCATACTTACCAGTTAATGCAGGATCACCCAAACCTGTTTTTTTAACAGACTCTTCCGAAGCCTCTTTTAATTTTCTTGCTGCCTCTGTTGCTTGCTCTGTTGTTGTAATTCCGGACCTACCAGTTTTAAACAAATTTTCTAAAAACTCTTTTATGCTTTTAAACATTAATAATACGTCCTCTGTTGCTGTGGTAGAGGCTCATCCTCGTAGTCTTCTGGATGTTCTACAAAACCACCTTGTCTAAATCTCATTACGGCTTGAGTCATGCTATCCACTAAGTCATCGTGTTCTCCTAGTGGGAATGCAGCGCACTCCTCTATAACCTCTTCAGCAAACTTACGGTCTGGATACCAGACCATGCCGGCCTCGAATAATGGCGCGACAGCGTTCACTCTAGTATGTTTATCATTTCCCTTGCTAGGTGTAAAGTTAATAACCGGTATGCCCATCTGCCTAAGTTCGTACGTAAGCGGGAGCCCCGATGCTTTTGCCTCGATTATAACGGTTTCTGGTGACCAATAGTCGTATTGTTCTTTGGCAACTCTGCGTAGTTCAGGAAACTCGTATCGGTCTTTTATGGCATCTAATAGTATCAAATGTGCCTCGCCCTCTTCGTTTGGATAGAACACACCCCACGTGGTTATGGCGCTGTAGTCAGCTGATTGCTTTTTCATAAACGCTGTGTCGTACGATTGTATGACATGTGCAAGTGGTGGTAGCTCTTGCTTTGGCCACTGTTTCCACCATTCACGTTTTATTATACTGCCCTCCTCTGCAGTTGGGTTTTGTTGATACTGTGCATTCCATTTACCGATTGCAACAGATGCTTTGACTGACTCTAGTTCTTCTATCTTCCAATACCCTGGCCACACAGGTTTACCCGATGGCATGATTGCAGGAAACTCTATAACCTCCCACTGATCTGCTTTGAGTTCTTTTTGTGCTTTTATTAATTTACCCGTCAGGTCTGCTACGTTCCATCTTGTCATCACAAGTATAATACGACCACCTGGTTGCAAACGTTGTCGTGGTCCTGATGTATACCACTCCCAAGCGCGGTCAAACGAGGCTTGATTCATGGCGTCTTGTTCCGAGTGTGGGTCATCTATAATCATGAGGTCTGCACCACGGCCGGTGATTGACCCACCAACACCAGCTGCATAATATTCACCACCTTGGTCTGTCTCCCATTTACCTGCAGCTTTTGAGTCCTCACGTAATCTTGTGTTAAATATTTTTTGATACTCTTCGCTATCAATAACTGTTTTTGCTTTACGACCAAACCTGACTGCAAGTTCTGCATTGTGTGTCGCCTGTATAATTTTTAATTTAGGATTGTTGCCTATCATCCATGCAGGTAAGAGATTAGATGCAAACTCTGACTTGGTGTGCCTTGGTGCCATATTGATTATTAATCTTTTTATTTCACCACTTGCAACTTTATTAAACTTGTCAGCCATAATCTTGTGGTGCTCACCTTCTATAAACTCAGGCCAAATGTATTTTACAAAAGACATAAAATCATCACGAACAGATTGATCTTGTTTCTTTTGGTTAAGAAGCAATGCTGTTTGCATATATTCTTTTTTAGTATCTGGTGGCAGATTTGCTATTTGTTCTGGTGTTAGCATTTGAAAAAAAATTTCTACAAAATTTTTGGACTCATGTTTTTTTAATCAAAACGATTTTACGCCTAATAAATGTATTTATCAAGGCAATATATGGTATGTGTTGGGACCCCTATATACAAAATCTGGGGTGGGGGTGGGGGTATGTCTTTTCTTTTTATTTGACAAAAGGTACCGAATAATCGTAGTATGGGATATTAATTTAAAGAAAGGATAAACAAAATGGGATTTATTGTACCTGTTATTTTACTAAATGTCTGTGGCATATTATGTGCTGTTGCTGGACAACCACTCTTTGGTTTGGGATTATGTGGTCTGTCATTTTTATACATCGCCAAACAATTCATCGACTAATCATCGGCCCCGCTTCTGGGGCCACCCTCTAATATAATCTAAGCCGCAAGCCTCAAGCCTCAAGCCCCAAGGGCATTGGGGGTTTTACAGATATGACTACCATACCCCCAACACTCTAATTCACTAGAGAGAAGCCACCTGTTGCGACTACCGCAACATTCTCTGGCTCGTTATCGTCTAGCTTTATGTTGTTCATAGCTTGTGAAAGTCGTGTCTTGGTCTGTTCACTTACTATGGACAATTCCTTGCCTATGTCAGAGTTCTCAAAGTTTACGCACTCTCTAACATTAGTCCAATATTGCTCTACATCTCCCAAGAATTTTGCTTGGTCAATAATAGAGTTCATATCAGTTATAAGTTCGTACTTCGCTTTGAACAAGTCTCGGTGTGCATTGGTCAGTCTTGACTTTGACATCTCAAACTGTTTCAGCATTTGCCAATCAGTTTCATTTGACATCATCATACAACGAGAATGACAACTACCACTCACAACAAGTTTGCGAAACTTACCATAGTCGCTATCCATTATGTTTGGTGTATGCTCAGTCCAACCATAGTTGCGTTCATCAGCAAACAAAGCAAAGTCCTCATAAGTACCATTAGCCCTTGCTACATCAGCAAAGTCAGCACTCATATCACTTCGTTGCTTATGGTAGTGTGGGTTTTCTTGCTTTTGTGTTATGTCGTACTCAATCGCAATAGTAGCTTGGTGTCCTTTGGCTTGGAGTTCTTTGTGATACAAAGCCAAGTATTCATCAATCTTCATACTGAACTGAAAGTGTTGTTCACTTGCGTCTGAGAATTGTGGTTTGAAGTAGAAGCAACTATCGGTTGTAGTAAACCTGTCATAACTTCTACCTGTGTCATACTTTTTAAGTATCTTCATATCCGCTATAGGATAATGCTTTTCCACTTGTGGTGTAATCACATTGTCCCAAACATCACTACGGACACTTCTAAAGTTTTCTTGAGCCAATCGTAAATCTTCTTCGACTTGCATTGGCATATTGTTGTAAACAGTATGCGACCACTCTTTTTTGAGTAGTCGTCTTTTCTGTTCATTTAGTCTTATCTTTTCCATATTTATCCTTTCTATTGATTTATGGTTTGATTATCTTCTATCACATTTTGTGAGATGTTGTCAACTAATTCTGCAAAAGCTTCTTTATTTCTTTGTAGCCAGTCAGTCATACAACCGAGACTATGAAACCTTGCATACTCTAGTTTAACTTCATCGCTGGTCCCCCAATGAAATTGGGGGTAGCTATAGTAAGATTTAGGGTAGAACTTTTTTCCGCAGTTCTTGCAGTATCTTGCAGTACTCAATGTAGTTCCCCCCTTTTTAGGTTTGCCGATTGTATCCAATCGATATTTTTTGCAGTACGATAGCCTTTTTGTTTTAGGTCAAAATATGTAAAGCATATTTCCTCTTTGCTATCTTCCCACAATCTCATTTTGTCATCTACGAGTCCGTATCTAACAACATAGTCATTGTGTTTTTTTGCGAAATATCTAACTCTAAAAAAGACTGCTTCTTTTAGTTTAGCTGTTAAATCTTCGACACTAATCGCAATTATTTTATTTTCTTCGATTTCCATAAGATTTATCCTTTCTAATTAATTTAATTATTTTTATCAAAATAACTTGAAACTGTCAAATAAAATCCCATATAAATAATTGTGCCTGGGAATACTGTTCTCGAGAGAAACCAGGCACACGGGCCCGGGCAGAAACACATGACCTAGCAGGGCCAAGCCGCAAGCAGCAAGCGACAAGCTGCAAAAAATATTTGACAAGAAGATTACGTGTGGTATGATCCCATATAATCTTAAAAGAAAGGAAAAATTATGGATTATTTAGCATTAAGAATACCAGTCGATGTAGCGAAACCAATAACAGCTCACACAATCACAGGACAGCCTGAGCCCGAAGAGGGCGGAGGGTATCCGTTCGAAGGTGAGAACGGCGCCTATGCATTGACTGAAGCTCAAACAATTGAGATCGTTCCTGCATCGTATGTAGACGATCGAAGAAAACAACATCTGGATGGGGACCTGTACATCGATGAAGAGGGGCTCATGAAGGGTCGGGTCCGCAACTGGCGTGCATCACAGCTGCGCTACTGGTGGATGAAGGCTAGACAAAAAGAGCTTCTTCCCAACTGGCGTGAGTATGCGCACATTGTGGGTACAGCATGCTTTGTGGTCCCTGCCACTGATGAGAACCTTAAAATGATGGAGAACATCCTTGACTCGTAAGAGCAGCTGCTACGGACCAGCCCCGGACATCCGGGGCCGCGTCCACAGCTACTGGCTGCAGCAGAAAAAAATTCGAGAGTCAAGACGCAAGCGGCAAG